ATTATATAAATGTCGTCTGAGTATTTCCTGTCTCTGTTCTCTAAAAATAACAAATCTTGTATTGTTCTCTCATTAAGTGAATCTCCAGAATACTGTGGTTGTGTAGGTGAAGCGTCACCGTCTTTATTTGTAGATCCCTGATCATAAGGGCCTAGATATTTGTGGAGATAGATGTCAGTGCCACCCACAGTAAACATTTCTCTGATGTTACGGTCAAAAAATTTGTAATCATTGCCTTTTTCAGGCTTGTATATAGACAATCTTGGCATACAGACATATTTATAGTATTTGCCGCAACGGTAAATATGTGTATGTCAGAACTTCAAACAGGACAACAAGAAATTTTTGATTATGTAAAGACCAATCTGGGAGATGGTATGGTGGATGTAGAATTAGACCCAAAACACTATCAAACGGCGTTGGAAAGGGCGATAAACAGGTATCGACAACGGTCTTCAAATGCTGTTGAAGAATCATATGCTTTTTTGGAACTTAAAGAAAATCAAAACAAATATATCTTACCCGACGAAATTATTAATGTAAGACAGGTAGGAAGAAGAACTGTGGGTTCACGTACAGAAGGTGGACAAGGAGGAACTTTGTTTGAACCATTCAATCTTGCCTACACAAACACATACCTTTTGAGGGCAGGTGCTACAGGAGGTTTAGCAACTTACTACGCTTTTGCCAGTTATCAGGAGTTGGTAGGAAAAATGTTTGGAAGTTTTATACAGCATCATTATGATGTAGCAACGAAGACATTGACCATAACACAAAGACCAAGAGCCGATTCCGAAACAGTGGTTTTACATACTGACAACTATAGACCAGATATAACTCTTTTCAAAGATATCTATTCAAAACCCTGGTTACGTGATTACACTCTGGCAGTGTGCAAAGTGATGTTGGGCGAGGCCAGAGGCAAGTTCAATACCATAGCGGGACCACAGGGTGGCACAACCCTAAATGGAGATGCTTTGAAAAATGAAGGCAATGCCGAGATGGAAAGACTCGACCAAGAGATCAACAACTATCAAGAAGGTGGCTCACCTTTCAGTTTTGTTATAGGTTAATTCTTTAAGCAAAACAATTAAATACACAGCAACTTAGGCAAAAGAAAGGCACATAATTATGGCAAGAAACAAATACTTCTCAAAACTTTCTGAATTATCTTTCAGACAACTCAAGCAATTGACAATAGCATTCGAGGTACTTCTCAAGGCAGGACCCAATTGGAAAATAACATTCCATTTATTGAATGCTGTAAGAGAAATCAAAAAAGAACTAGAAAATAGACTTAAAGACTTGAAAAACAAATAAAAACCTGTTACTATAATCCTTATGCTTATAGGTTTAGTTGGTTTGATAGGTTCTGGCAAAGACACAGTCGCGGCCAGACTGGTACAGGAACACGGATTCAAGAGAGATTCTTTTGCCAAAAGTCTCAAGGATGCTGTGTCGTTGATTTTTAACTGGGACAGAACTATGCTGGAGGGACAAACCAAAGAATCACGTGAATGGCGTGAGAAAGAAGATAAATTTTGGTCACAGAAATTTGGAAAACCAATAACCCCACGATGGGTGCTTCAATATTTTGGAACCGAAGTATGCCGGGGTGGAATGCTTGACTCTATATGGGTAGACAGCCTAGTTGCTAGATACCACGGCGAAAAGATAGTGATATCAGACACCCGTTTTGTAAATGAAATCAAAACAATCAGAGAACAAAATGGAAAAATAATTCTAGTAAAACGTGGAGAGATTCCTAGCAGAGAAGAAATGCAGGCATCGGGTGCTCACCAATCGGAATGGGATTGGATCGGGTGCAAGTTTGATTATGTTTTAGACAATACTAATACACTCGATTCTCTTCACAGCAATACCGATCAAATGATCAAGAATCTACTTCAAGATCCCCAATAGTCCACCCAAGATCCTGTGTGCTCTTAAGACGCTGGCAGTTAGCACAAATTGTTTTTAGATTGTATACGCTAGTGTTGTTCCTGTTGCCATCTACGTGATATACGTCCATTTGATCCTGCACAACTGCCCTGAAACCACATAATTCACACTTGCTTTTCTTTTTATACCCAGCAGTTTGCCATCTATTCAACCCTCCGGTATTTTTGTTTTTGTTCTTTCTTATACAGGAATCACAAAGTCGCCTCCAGTAGATCTTGTGGCCTTTCCTATAGGCATAGGCCCTGGGTTTATCTTGGCAGTTAGAACATAAGGGTCTTTTCATATACACTATTTAAGTGCCCTATATAGGTACCAAAAGATCAAGAATTAAGCCGCCTTTTACCGTAAACACAATAAATACATCAGTTATTACTTGCAAGGAGAAATAAATGGCATTAACATCACCAGGAGTAGAAGTTTCAGTTATAGATGAAAGTTTTTACGTACCATCAGACGCTGGTACTACACCACTTTTAATTGTAACTTCATCAAAAGACAAATTAAATGGTGCCGGTTCAGGCACAGCGGCAGGAACAACATCTGCTAACGCAAATCAGGTTTACTTGATTTCATCACAAAGAGAATTAACAGAAACATTTGGAGATCCAACATTTTACACAGATGCTTCAGGAAATCCTATCAACGGATATGAATTAAACGAGTACGGTCTACAAGCCGCATATTCTTTTTTAGGTATAGCCAACAAAGCATTTGTAATGAGAGCCAATATTGACTTATCTGAGTTGATAGGTTCTGCTGTGGCTCCGAGTTCAAATCCATCAGACGGTACTTACTGGTTAGACCTTGCATCATCAGTATACGGTATTTTTGAATGGTCAAGAACAAATCAGGCATTCACAACTATTACTCCTAAACTTATCATTTCAACAAGCGACCTAGTTGGAAACGTTTCAACTGGTGCTCCAAAAACAAGTTATGGATCAAAAGGTGATTACGCAATTAATACCACACACGTAACTAATAAAATGTATTACAAAAATGATTCAAACAGTTGGGTACAACTTGGATCAAGTGCGTGGCACAACAGCCATCCAACTATTGAAGGTACAGTAACTTCTGGAAATATCACTTCTGGACATTCTATAGTAATCAACGGTACAACTGTAACATCAACAGGAACTTCTAGATCAGGCTTTGCGACTGTAATTGACAACGCAAACATTCCAGGAGTTAGTGCGGCAGTCGATGCCACAACAGGAAAATTTGAAATATACATAAATGGGTTGGCATACGGTGATTCAACTGAAACTAACACTATTAGAATTTCAAACAACTCAGGAACACTTTTAACTGATTTAGGAATAACTGCTGGTTTGTATAAAGGACCAGAATTCCTACAGGCGGCTCACACGTCAAGACCAGAATGGAAAACTGCCGATGATGACAGACCCAACGGTTCAGTTTGGTTCAAGACAACCACTCCAAACTCTGGTGCTGACATATCAGTCAAATTATACAATTCGGCAACAGCATCTTTTGGAACGGTTGATGCACCTTTCTACGCAACCAACCATTCAGCAATTTACAACCTCGATCCTACAAACGGCGGTACGTCAATAACTACAGGTGCATTATACACACAGTACAATGTAACTGAACAATCTGTTCTTGGACAATTTGACACTACACCGGCTTTAGGTGACTTCCAGGTGATGAGATACGAAGGTGGCGAAACAATTATCGCATCTAAGACGACTTATCCTTCTTTCACAGCAAACGAAACATTCAAAGTTCAAGAAACTATCAAGAACCAAGAAGCGTTAGACACTGCTAAGACAGTTACAATGATTTCTGGAGATGGTTCAACATTAGGTGACGCAGACGATTTCGTAACAGCATTTGCGGCGGCTGGGTTCACGAACCTAGAAGCATCAGTTATCACTTCAGGTGATTACAAAGGTGCCATTCAAATCAAACACAAACTAGGTGGTGAATTTAGAATGTGGGACGTGTCAGGAACTCCATTGGCAGATGCAGGTTTTTCTACTGCCACTGCTCACAGTTATGGAACTTACACAGCAAATTCAACAACATTGATTGATAATTTATATGACGTGCCAGCAGGAGACACAGAAGACTCTACTACTCCAGCGGCTATCATGGCTTCCAACTGGAAGAGATTGTCATACACTGCTTCATCTTCGTCTCCAACAAATGAGCCGGCAGATGGAACTGTTTGGTACAACACAAACTTGGAAGCAGATATTATGGTTCACAATGGAACTACTTGGAAAGGTTACAAAGAAGTATACGCTACAACCGATCCAAACGGTCCACAGTTCTCAGCAACTGAACCAACTACACAATCAGATGGTACTCCACTTGTAGCAAATGATTTATGGATTGACACTAGTGATTTAGAAAATTATCCTAAACTTTACAAATACGACACAAGTGCCACAGTCAGTTCAACAAACACTAACAATGGTGTTGCTGTAACTACTACAGCGGCTAAATGGGTGTTAGTTGATAATACAGACCAAACAACAGAGGACGGAATTGTTTTCGCAGATGCTAGATGGCACACTTCAGCCGATAAAGCCGCTGATGGAAATTCTGGTGCTGGCACAGGTTCAACAATCAAAGATCTTTTAAGCGACAGTTTCATAGATCCGGATGCTCCGAATCCTGCTCTGTATCCAAAATCAATCTTGTTGTTCAACACAAGAAGGTCTGGTTACAACGTAAAAGAATACAAAAACAGTTACATCACGACAACTGCCTATCCTGGTAGTGGAAGTTCTGGACTTGGTAACACAAGATTCAGTAATGAATCTGTTGCTGGGTACTATCCAGACAGATGGGTAACTAAATCAAGCAACAATGACAACGGTTCTGGCTCTTTCGGAAGAAAGGCACAGAGAAAAGTTATTGTTTCTCAACTTAAATCAGAGATAGACACAAACCAAGCAATAAGAGAAGACCAAAGAGGCTTCAACGTAATTGCTTGTCCTGGTTATCCTGAGGTAATGGCAAACATGATCAATCTAAACACTGACAGAAACAACACAGCGTTTGTGATTGGTGATACACCTATGAGATTACAAGGAAATGCTACTGCTATCACTAACTGGGCAAATAACTCAGCGGGTGCTACAGACAACGGCGAAGATGGTCTTGTAAGTGCCAGTGATTATATGGGCGTGTTTTATCCTTCAGGAAGAAGCACAGACAATTCGGGTAACAACATCGTAGTTCCACCATCACACATGATGCTGAGAACATTCGCCAACAATGACAACATAGGGTTCCCATGGTTCGCACCGGCCGGAACAAGAAGAGGTGTTGTTGACAACGCTACAGCAGTTGGTTACATTGATGCCGAAGGCGAGTTCGATCAAATAGCATTAACTGAATCGGTAAGAGATTCAATGTTTGATGTTAAGATCAATCCAATCACGTTCTTCTCAGGAGCAGGTATTGTGAACTTTGGTAACTTGACAAAAACATCATCAAGTTCGGCCTTAGACAGAAT